CTCAGGTCCGTAGAGAGAAACTCGAAGTCCTCACGATTGGCGAATGCATTGGTACCAGCTACAATGCAGTCGGGTGTATCGCGCCTACCCTTAAGTGAGTAGCTAGCAGTCTTGGAATTGGAAAGGAGTCGCAGCACTGCACGATTGATTCGTTGGCCAGCCACCACCAGGCTAGCTTCCGAGATCGTGGCAAGCCGTTTCTTTTGACCCCGTTCACGGAGCACGAGAGGACGCATCCGTGGAACGCCGCCTGTTACCAGGTGCTGTTCCAGGTCATCTTCTGCGATGCTTTGTGCGATGGTGTCGATTGCGACGGCTTGCAGTCCTGCCGGCAGTCCCCTTGGGATTGCCTCGATGGCTTCTCCGCTTGGTGGCACCACATGTGATGCCAGTGGAGATCTTGCCGTTGGATAGACCTGTTCTAGATACGGCAAGGTGCCTTCGGGGGTTTGATCAGTAGCATGGGTCTTCTCAGCTAGTGCTCGATCCCGGTAGTACGCATAGGCTCCTCCTTTCCCTTTACTCCGCTCCAGGCAAGCTGAGACGTTAAGTTTGAGAGACCCGAATAGGGGCTCCCGATCTTCACGTTTCAGGTCGATTTTATACAGACGTTCAACTGCATCCTTGGTAAAGATGTAGATGTCGTCTAATGTTGTTTGGTCCGGCGGCTCACTCTGAGACCAGAGTCGCTGGCTCCATTCTTTCAGTTCGGCTTCATCACCCACTAGGCGACTAGGGGGGAGTGACCGACCGATAGAGGAGAACGTCCAAGCAGCATTACGGGTCCACCCACTTCTGAGTGACCCCTGTATGAATCGTCTGAAGTCCGGGACATGTCCTTGGGCTTCAATTGTCCTGAAGTCGTTGACAGCAAATTGCTGAGCTTGTGTTGCCCAGACCTTAAAGGCAGAGGCCGCTGCATGCGGTCCCTGATGGGTGACAGTGAGAATGAACCACTCAGCCAAATCCCACAGCCCTCGCCAAGCCTTCTCTTCATGAGGAGACTTGCTAGGGATGATATGGGTGGCGGCTGGCAAGCTTAGATGGATTGCTGCCCGGAGTAGTTTCCATAGTCTCTCAGAGTGATCTCTGTCCTCCCTTCCCCACTTTCTCTGAATGTCTCGGCCACTGCATGCCTTGACACTCCGTGGGAATTTGTCCTTCAGACCTGGTCTGACGGGCGCCCGCGTGAGCCTCAGAATTTGGTCGCAAGTCTTAGGCAACCCGTATCCACGCGGGGGGTCTGGTCTTTCGTCC